ACAAAAGGTGGAACTAATCCTGCTACTCCTGGCAACGGTGGTGGCGGTGGAGGCGGCGGCGGCTCTGGTGGCAAGGGTACATCAGGAAGTTCAGGAAGCGGTGGAGGATCAGGTGGTACTGGATCGAATGGAAATGCTGGAAATGCAGGAAGTGGTGGTAGTGCAGGCAATACAGGCGCAGCTGGAAATCCTGGAAGTGCAGGTAGCACAGGTAACGCAACTACAATAGTTCATGCAGTAGATGGGACTATAGCTTCTTTTGCTGGAGGTAATGGTGGCTCAGGAGGGTCAGCAGGTTCTGGAGGTTCTGGAGGTGCAGCTGGAAATGCAGGTAATGCAGGTGCAGCAGGTACAGGCAACAATGGAAATCCAGGAAATTCAGGGAGCGCAGGAAACCCAGGTACTTCTGGCGGCGGCGGCGGTGGCGGTCCTGGCGCAAATGGGAATCAGTCTGGCGCTGGTAGTGGACAGGTCGGTGCTGCTGGCAGTCCTTCAAATGATAGCGGCGGCAATGGCGGATCATCTGGCGGTGCAGGAGGGTCTAACGGCTCAGGTAGCCCTGGAAATGCAGGTGGAGCAGGTAACACAGGGGCAGCAGGAAACGCAGGAAATGCAGGTAGTGCTAATCCAGGTGGTTCTGGCGGTGCAGGAGGTGCAGGGGGTTCAGGTTCTCCAGGCAATAGTGGTGGTTCAGGTAATTCTGGTAACCCAGGTACTTCAGGAAATGCAAGTGATTTCTTGAAAGAGCAGAACGATTATACTATAACTGTAGGTAGCGGCGGTTCCGCAGGGACAACAACGATATCATGGCCTCCACAATAGAATTTATTGCTTCAGCAGAAGACTATGAAGTAATTCCAGAACCTTATCCAGCCAGAAAACTAATTCCTGATTGGTATAAAAAGTTAGACAGCAAGTTACACCAGGGCTTTGAAAGCAGTACAATAAAAAGATGCCCACCATTTTTAGATGTTATGCAGACAGGATGGATTATACCTTTAGCGGCGGATGTCTATTTTAAAGTAAATGAGGATTGTTCTGGACTTGATTACGAATGGAAATTTCACAAGGAAATGATAGGAAAACATTCAGTAGAACAGTTATCAAAGAAAGTTAAACATCCTAGCTATCCTACACCACCACTAAAGTTTTTAAACTATTGGCAGATTAAGGTTAAGAGGGGATGGTCAGTATATTTTGTACCTCCTTTTAATAGGGCGGACCCAAGATTTGAGTGTGTTGCTGGCTTAGTAGATTGCGATAAGTATAATGAATATATTAATTTTCCTTTTATTTGGAAGCAGCCCAACTTCGATGGGATACTAGAAGCAGGGACACCCCTGGTACAAGTTATACCCATTCCTCGTAAAGTGTTACAAAAGGATTTTAAATGTAGAAGTCAAACCAAAAAAGAAGTAGAGCAATTACATATGACTCGTAGGAAAAGGGCTTCACATGAAAGTTTATATAGGGATAAATTATGGGTCAGGAAATGAATTGGCTGATTGCTCCATCACCAGATGGGCTAAATGAAGAACAATGGGCATACTGGGACGGAGCCTTTACAGATGAAGAACTAGAAACTATAATTAAGCTAGGAGATTCAAGACCCAAAAAATATGCTGTTGTTGGTACTAAAGGAGAATACGTAGAAGAAATAAGACGTAGTTTAGTGAACTTTATGGATGACGAGTTACTTATAAAAGAGGCTCCGTTTCTTTTAGATAAACTAACATTCATTTGTAGAAAACTAAATGGTTCTTATTTTGGTTTTGATTTGAGTGGTTTTCACGAACCATTTCAGTATACAACTTATGATCCTTTAGATGCTTATGATGATGATGGTAAGATAATTTTAGAAGATAAACGTATAGTTGAATATAAATGGCATCTAGACAAAGGGCCAGGAGACGATAGACCACCAAGAAAATTAAGTATGGTTTTAGGTCTTTTAGATCCTGATGAATATGAAGGCGGAGACTTTGAAATAAAGACAGGGGTTGAAAGCCAAGTACTGCCAATTAAAAAGGGAAGAGTAATAGCTTTTCCAAGTTGGACTTTACACAGAGTTACACCTGTAACTAAAGGAATTAGAAAGAGTGTTGTCATATGGGTAGGAGGCCCAAAGTTTAAATGAAGTATGTTTATGAAATATTAGATAATAACCCTGAAGAGGGAAGCTTACAAATACATTTGACTTGTATAGATGTTCCTCATGATGGTGTGCGATGGATACAGTATCCTAGTATTAGGGGAGTTCCTTCTTTTGCAAAGACTCATATTTTAGAAGAAGTCATTAGAAATTTTAGAGTTGATATTAATACTTGGGAAATGTGGGAAAATAATAAATATGATGTAGGGGAAATTAGAAAAGAAGCAGATGCTGTAGTGGGAAATAAAGAAACTTTTGAGGAAACTCTATTAGATGATGATTGGTTAGAAGATGAACTGGACGACTTATAAAGACTAATGCGAGTTATAAAATCAATTTCAGAAGCTAGTGAATATTGTAGTCAGCTAAAAAATAAAGGAAAGACTATTGCGTCTCTAAATACTGGGGGAGACTTACATGAAGGGCATATGCACTTAGTAGGCATCGCTAGAGATAATGCAGATATTGTTATAGTAATGATAGATTTTCCACATGAATATTTTAATAAGAGTAGGGATGAATTTAGTAGATTTTCTAAAAATTATGAACGTAATATTTTAAAGAAAGATATTAAACTATGTTTAAAAAATAAAGTAGATATCTTTTTTGCTCCAACAATGTGGGATATGTATGGTGAGAAAGTAACTAAACTAGGTGTATCTAATAATTTTCTTAAAAAATCTCTCTGGCACGTTGAACACATAATGTCTTTTATTAAAGACTATAATATTTTAAAACCAGATATGACACTATTAGGACAAAAAGATATTCACCAAACCATGTCTATGATAGGTATTATTAACGCTTTAAATTTTTCGGTTAAGCCTCTTATAGCACCTATAATAAGAGATAGCGATGGTATACCACTTAGTTCTAGTAATAAAAATTTAACAAGAGGTCAACGTAAAAGGGCTTCTTATATTTGCGAAAGATTACAAAACATATATGAGTGGGAATCCTATACTTCTGTTAAAGAAATTAAAAAATATCTTAACGATGTTGTAAAAAATGCTAGGTCTAGACTTTATTCTTTAAACGTATATGATTTTAAAACTGGAGAAACTGTGGATATGATTGATAGAGAAGTAGTTATTGTTATTGCTGTAAGGTTCGATGGAATTTATATTGAAGATAATATTAGGGTATTACCAAAATGAAAATTATAGAGTCTCTTGAAGAATTAAAGGAGTGTTCTAAACAATTAAAGGATGAAGGAAAAACTTTAGCCTCCATAGATACCTATGGTGATTTTCACGAAGCGCATGGTTCTTTAATAAAAGTTGCTAATGACCTTGCAGATAATACTATTATGACCATTGACCATATGCCGCAGTATCAAGATTTTTCTAAAGAAAAGTATGAAGAGTTTTTAAACAAATATAAGGCGACTACATTTTTATCTGATATTAAATTTTGTGAGGATAGAGGAGTTAACTTTATTTCTCATATTCCTGATACGACATGGGATATGAATGAATCTTTTGATTTTGTTTCACCCTTTATAAGAAAGATTATAAACAGTTCATTAAGGTGCCATAAAAAAACTATACAAGAATGGACACACTTAATGAAAGAATTACAACCAACATTCGATGTGGCTGGAGAAAAAGATTTTTATCAGAAGATAGTATTTGAAAATATAATTAAAGATTTAAATCTACCTATAAATTCGGTAGGTGTACCTTTGTTAAGAGAAAGTGATGGTCTTCCATATAGTTCTCGTAATGCAGAACTAACAGATGAAGAACGACAAAGATCACTTCTTATTTATAAGACCTTAAAGGAAATATCTGAATGGACTTCTTATCCATCAGTAGAAGAAATTAAAAAATATTTTATAAAAGGATGTGGATTAGTCTCATCTGCTAGACGAGCTTATGTAAAAAAAGATACTGGTTATGTGTGGTTCGTAGATGTATGTGATGCAAAGACAGGAGAGCCATTAAAAATAATTGATAAAGAAGCAGCTATCGTAGTAGCAGTAAACTTTGGAGAGGGTGTTTATATTTCAGATAACATTATTATACAACCTGGATGAAAATTATAAAATCAATTGAAGAGATGAAAGATTACTCTAGTGAATTAAAAACTAGGGGGGAGACATTAGCATCTATAGATACTGACTCAGATATACACGAAGGTCATTTATCATTAGTAAAAGTTGCTAAAAATAATTGTGATAAAGTAGTAGTGACCCTAGGACATTCTTTAACAGAATCTAGATTACCTTATAAAAGGTATGAAAGATTTTTACATAAATATATGAAACAAGCATTTCCTTTAGATGTTAGAAAATGTGAGTTACATAATGTAGATGCAGTATTTAGCCCTCCTATAGGAGCATGGAATCATAGACAAGACTTAGTAGAGTTACTCAAAGGCACACCAGCCTGTAGTTATGTGGATACTTCAAATACAAATATTAAACAATTCGTTAAAAAAAATATGCTAAATTTACCTATCTTAGCTGAATTGATTCAGGGTATTAAGGTTGTTTCTCCAGATGTAGTTATGTTAGGAGAAAAGGATTTTTGTCAAAGCTTCGTAGTTAAGGCTATCCTAAAGGATATAAAACCAGACATCAAGGCTATAATAGCTCCTACTATTAGGTACGAGGGGACAGCACTTAGCTCAAGAAATAGGTTTTTAAAAGATTTAGACCCTTCTAAAACTGCCTGTGTATATAAAGCCCTACTAGAAGTAGAAGAAGAATTGGCAACGCCTTGGAAATCTAATCCATCTATAAAAGAAATTAAACGCTATATTATAAAACGTATAAAAAAGGGTGGCGGTAGTATAGGCTACATATTTATATGTTGTCCTAAAACCTTAAAGTTTTTAGATAGTATGGATAGAGAAGCTGTAATACTAGTTTGTGCAAACTTCGAGTCAAACAAGGGCACAGGACAATATGTTAGTATTCAGGACAACCTTCAGGTGAACCGAGCGAAATAGCTGGGGACTAAAACATAAATAGTTTGGATAAGAGAGGCGGCTAATGTAGATTTAACTTGGCGTAATCGTATGGAATCGCAACCAACGGAGATATAGATGACTGAAGAAGTAGAGGTAGTGTCAGAAGCTACTGAAGAAAATTTTGAAATTGAGCAGGAAGAGGCTCCAAATAAGGAAGCTTCTGGTGCTCAAAAACGTATTAAGCAGTTAGTTAGGCAGCGTAATGAAGCCAGGGAGACAACTAATGATTTGGCTTCTGAGGTTGAAACTTTGCGTAGGCAAGTCGGCACCCTGGTTCAACAAGGCCAAGCTGCTGAGAACGCCAACCTAAATTCTGATGAACAACTCTTAGGTGATAAAGTAGTTCTCGCAAAGAAAAATTTCGAAGATGCTTTCGAGGCAGGTAACAAGTCCGCTATTATTGATGCACAAGAAGCAATGAATGATGCTTCAACAGATTTGAAACTACTTAAGGTTCGTAAAGCATATTTAGAGCAGCAGGCTCAAATACCAAAAGAGCAGCCTGTACAAAGACAACAGCAACAAAGACCAGACCCAAGGGCTGAAGAATGGGCCGAAGATAATAACTGGTTTGGTCAAGATAAGGTTATGACGGCGGCTGCGTATGCCATCGACAGTGAAATACGCGATGAGGGTATAGACCCTGTAGCAGCCCCAGATAAGTATTACGAGGAAGTTAATAAGCGTATACGCAAAGAATTTCCTCACAAATTCGGTTCGGCTCCGTCAAAGGCCGCTCAAGTGGTGGCAGGACAATCACGCACACCTGCTGCTGGCCAGAAGGTTAAGCTAACTCAAGTTGAGGCAGCGACGGCCAAAAAGCTGGGTATCCCACTTGATAAATACGCCGCCGAAAAAGCCAAAATGGCCCAAGGCGATGAATATACGGTAATTGGATAGCGTGGAGGAAACGATGACAGGAAGAACACGGCAAGAGCAGGAACGACCGATGTACGAGGAAGATTATAATCCTCTTAAAATTCCCACTGAAGTCAAGGACAGGTTTCTTGATGATGGTAAAGCACTTATGTGGGTTCGTCATATGATCAAAGGACAAACTGATTGGATGAACCTACGCAAGAAAGAGGAATTCGGATGGACCACAGTGAAAACTGATGAGTGCCAGGAACTTGCAACGGCTGCAGTAACAGCACTACCAGATGATCGTTTTTCTGATTGTATTATAAGAGGTGATTTGGTTTTAATGCAATGTTCAGCGGAAAAAGTAAACGCAAGAACAGAGTACTTTAAACGGAAAGCGCAGGAACAAGAGGACGCAGTTAATCTACAGTTGATGGCTAGCAGTGATTCTCGTTTGCCTATTTCAAATCAGTCACGCTCTAGGATAACCACAGGAAGACCACAATTCGATTCGTAGTCTTCTATAACAACTAAAAGGAGGTGACAGGTATGTCTAGCTCAAAGAAGCTATCTGGCTTTCATCCTTCACGAGTTCGTGGTGCTGGTGCTAATTCGACGGGATTTAATGAATATCCCATCGCTAATGCTCGTTCTGGCGCTATCTTTCAAGGCGATCTCGTAAAGGTTACGGCTGGCACCATCTGCCCTGTAGCAGCAACAACTGACTATGCGGTAGGTGTTTTTATGGGTTGTCGTTACGTTGACCCAACATCTAAGCAGCCAACTTGGTCTAAGTATTACCCAAGTGGTGTTAGCTCAAGTGACGGGAATGTTTACGCATTCGTAGACGATGACTCTCGTTCAACATTCATCATACAGTCCGATGCTTCGGTTACTGCTATGGCAATGAATTCTTTCAACTACTCAGTAACGCTGGGAACTGGCTCTACTAATACAGGTATTAGTGGTCAAGGTCTGAAGGCGTCTACGGCTACTTCGGCCACTGCTCAGTTGCGTCCCATTCGATACTGGGCTGCTCCAGACAATGAGTCTGATGCAGATCGGGCGTTCCCTGAGTTGGAAGTACGCATTGTTCAGCATATCGACAATCGTGCTATCGTATGTGTGGCATAGGGAGGATCAAACATGGCTATTAATCGCGCAGATATTGCGAAACAACTACTTCCTGGCCTGAATGCAATCTTCGGTCTTGAGTATGGTTCAGTGGATAATGAAACTGACATCTTGTTTGAAACCGAAAATTCGGATCGTGCTTTTGAGGAAGAAGTTCTCATGGCTGGTTTTGCTACTGCTCCCACCAAAAGTGAAGGTGCGGCAGTTCAGTATGACACAGCTAAGGAGAACTACACTGCTCGTTATACACACGAAACGGTTGCTCTGGCTTATGCTATCACAGAAGAAGCATTTGAAGATAACTTGTATGACACCTTTGCGAAGATTCGTACTCGTGCCTTGGCTCGTGCTATGGCGAATACGAAACAGACCAAGGGCGCTAACATTTTCAACAATGCTTTCAACACCGCATATCTTGGTGGTGATGGTGCAGCGATGTGTTCGAATTCCCATCCGACTATCTCAGACGGCAATCAGGATAATCTCCTGGCGGCTGCTGACTTGTCGGAAACCAATCTTGAGACTGCTCTCATTCAGGTCCAAAGGGCCAAAGATGATCGCGGTATTCTGATTGGTGCTGGGGCAGTTTCCTTGCACATTGATCCAACTAACCAGTTCACTGCTGAGAGGATTCTAAATTCTCCAGGTCAAACTGGCGGAGACAACAATGACATCAATGCTTTGAATAACATGGGTCTAGTACCGAAGGGGTATTATGTAAATCGTCGGTTTACCGATGCTAATGCTTACTTCATCTTGACCGATGTTCCTAATGGCACCAAGATGTTTGTCCGTTCTCCTCTGGGAACCAAGATGGAGCCTGATTTCGATACAGGTAACCTACGGTTCAAAGCTCGTGAACGGTATAGTTTTGGTTGGTCAGATTGGCGGGGCATTTACGGCTCTGCTGGTTCAAGCTAGGACTAAAAAAAACAATAACGGAGGGGGCATGGTATTTCCATGTCCTCTCTTTTATTGATATACTTTCCTGAGTATTTTTTATTAAGGAGATGGAAGAGTGACTACACGAGTTTTTTCTACTTATGTGTCAACCGCTGCTTCTACCAATGCCACTATTATAGCTAGGCGGACTAGGCTGAAAAGCTTTGTTTTGTACAATAATGGGGCTGCGGATGGTCTTTATACATTCAAAGATGGTTCGGCCTCTGGTACTACCCTGGTTCAAGTGATGGTAAAGGCTGGAGATACAGTTGATCACTTCATTCATGATATGGGAATCGAAGCGCCCAGCAGTGGAGGATTACATCTAATTACTCCTACATCAGGTGGTTTCGCTACTGTGTTTTATGACTAATTGCGCTTGTACAGATTGTACCTGTGAAGACTGTCCTTGTGATCAAGGGTGTAGTGAGGACTGCACTTGTTCTTGCAAGGTTACAAATGATAACCCATAGGGGCGAAAAATTTTCTGGGTATAATAAGCCCAAGAGAACCCCTGGTAAAAATAAGAAGTTTGCTGTCTTAGCTAAACAAGGAAGTAAGGTGCGTCTTGTACGCTTTGGAGACCCTAACATGAAAATTAAAAAGAATGTTCCTTCAAGGCGTAAAAGTTTTCGTGCGAGGCATCGTTGTGATTCTTCTCCCCCCAGTAAAATGACGGCAAGGTATTGGAGTTGCAAGAAATGGTGAAAACTATTCAAGCACTAATCGTAGCCCTATTCTTGGGCTTTGGTGGTTGGATTGTTTCTACTGTTTATGCTTTAGATAAAAGTTATGATTTAGTTGAGTATCGACTAGAGTTAGTCGAAGAAAATTACAATATGCTTAAAGACTTATGGGAGGATGCTGGCCACGGGAGGTAAGTATGTCGGATCAAATTGTAACGTATTGGCCTCAAATATTGGGCATCTTGGCTGTTGTTGTGATGTTCGTTAAACTCAAGAGCGCCGTATCTGAATTGCAAAAAGATGTCGAGGACATGATGAAAAGAGATACTTACTCTCAGGTTGTTAAACTTCGTGCAGAATTAGATAGTCTAAAAGAGAATTCGAGTGACAAGTTTAAATCTATATTTGACTTATGGAACCAAAATAAATCTTAAGGGGTAAAGTGAATGGCTAAAATGGACAAAGGAATGGCTACTAAGAGTGGTGCGAACTTCATGGCTACAGGAAAGCGCGTACAGGATTTTAAGAAAGCTAAAGCTGCGGCATCCAAAGCAATGATAAATCTCAGAGATACAAAAGTTTCTCACGCGAGGAAACCTGACAGCAGTGGAAACGCAAGAGTCAAAGCAGCAGAACAAAAAGTGAAGGCTACTAGAGCGAAAATGTCAGCGGCACTAAAAGTTATGAAGGGTCCAAAGAAATACAAATCAGGCGGGGCCGTTAAAAAGAAGAAGAAATAAGGAGTCGATGAT